GCTTTTATGAACTTGGACAAAGTTCGACACTACGAAAGCAATAAAACAAAAAAGAAAATTGCAAAGCAGCGTTTTGAAACACAAACGGACCAACAAAACCCTGCGAAAACAACGTCCTTGCAGTAGTTAAGATTGAGAGAGTAATCCCTATTGTGAGGGTAACTCGACCGTATCCGAGTAGACTGTGTGTACCAACATACTCGTGCAGCTGCAACTGCACGAGTATTATCATTGACGTATTAAAGCACCGAATTAACGGCTCGTCTCAGATTGGTAAAAACACATCTACTTCCTCTAAGATGGCAGAACACACATCCATCTTAGAGTTTAACTCGTACGGGTAAGTTAGTCTCAACTTAACATACCACTACATTACAGCTAAATTTAATCGTACCGTGTGCTGGCCATCTTAGGCCCTGGTAATCACTTCCAGACTCGCGTGGTAGAGGATCGCTACTCCTCCGTCAACGATACACACACAATTGTGACGTACGATTAGAATCCCAGAAAAAGTGGCTGGGAACCATTCCTGCACTGCAGTGCCATTACAGCATTGCAACACTAACGTGTGGAAAACACGACATATTCCTTCCTTAAGTAGGAACATGCTACTCTTATCCCTCAACGCAATTACTTGCTTCACTAGGTATTGTACCGGAAGGAAGGCCGGGAGCCCCTAGAAAGTACACAAGTAACGGGAGGTGCTGCATGGCTTGCGAAACCAAGTTTACAGCTTATGCCCATAAGAAACGCCTGGAACAATAGCGTCCTACCTCTGGTAATCAGTTCGTTTCGAACTCGCTCCACGCTTCACATACGATCAACGAGACTATCGTTTGACTAAAACTTAAGGAAAGTATCACACCGTCGAGGCGATGATTTACTCTAAACATGGCATGGTAAGTACCATGATTAGAGTGATATCCATACGAGAACTCTCGCTTCCCTTAAGGTGTCAAAACCCATAGTTTCTCGACACACTGTCGAATGATCTATGAAGAGATTAAGTGGGGGTTAGCCAACCCAAGTCCTCATGGAACCTTTCTCGCAGACTCATCGGTAGGCTATGACAACTACATTATTCGAATTTAAATGCAGACTCAAGATATGATGTTTGATAACCTCAAACAAATAAAAGGCACTGCGTGTCTCGCCAGAGTGGGACTCACCCACATAGGATTTATCGTCTCCTAGACTAGTCTATTTTGACAATCAGAGATAACGTGGATTTCCTCACATGGCACCACAGTTCAAGGCTATTGGATCCTTCAACACTTGAACGTAATGAGCACCATATGAGCCGTTAACTCTTTATGCCATCATGTAAATAAACAAAACATGAGTCATTCCTCTTGAATGTACTATAAGTCACGAGTAAACAAGATTTAAGAATTTTACTCGAATTCTTCCAAACCAGGTGCTTTCCTGGTAGTCCATCAGGACCGGTGCCAGCTTGCTTAAGGCTGGATAACCCCTATTAAAAGCTAATTAAGAGGCCACCTTTTGGAAGCTGCTAACGGCAGCTACTCGCCTTTCAGGAAGCCAACTTAGCCACGCCCGAAAGGATTTTTTCCAGCTTGCTGGGCTGCTTGTAAGGCAGCTGCATACTGGCCGCCAGGACCCCCTGTATCGACGTTCTCAGGTGGGCGCCCAACGGGATTATTTGTCCCTAGGGTGGCACTAGGCGTGCCGACTTCTTTCTTAAAATGTTTGACACTAGGTCCATAGAAAGAAAATCCCTCCTGTAAAATAACATTCACAGAAAGCCTATCCACAAGCTTAGCTTGCGTAAGCCTCACGTAAATGTATGGTTCCATAGATCCAGGAGGACCCGAAGTAGTATAACCCGTGTAAGTCTTAAACTCCACGGGTATGCGGGCTTCACAAGCGCCAACAAGTGGTTGCACTGTTGACGTTTGCTCAATTTCCTCAACGCCCTTGCCAAAGGCCAGGCGCGCAGAAAATGAACCTTTCATATTCCCAGCAGTAGTATTCAAACCCCACTGGAAAACAAAAATGGCTCTACCCGTAAAAAAACCGGTAGATGAGATAAGCAGAGATAAAGGATGTTGCCTTAAGAGCACTTCTGACTTATCATCAAGTATATCTGGAAGGCGAGCCGGCCACTCAAACTTCCAGTCATCGATTTTGAAATTTCTAAAACTGCACCAGTTGAACTGCTGTTCGCCTGCTATAGTTCTAGGTACCCCCTCAACCAATTCTATGTGATCGAAATAACACATGAATTGGTATTTTGCTTTATTATCTTTGGGACTAAAAGGCCCAGCAATAGCAAAAATCTCCAGGCGCAACATGTCCTCTAAAAAGGAGGTTGCTGCATGGGGGGTAGAAATTGGTAATGAAAAAGCCCCTTGTCCGTCAGCCAAAATGTAATGGGGCCTTTGATATGCGGTCTCCAATGTGAGACTCGCATCTTTGTGGCGCAACGATAATAAAAGGGAACAGGTTGTAAGTGCTGTCCCTATCTTTTTAATGCGCCCATGTAAAGTGCCATTCGAGCCCTGGAAAAAACGCAATAAGGCTTGATTGGCATTCAAAGTCGACATGTTACCACTAATGACAGTGGACAAGCCGAAAAGTAAACGATAGGCGTTTGGTGCGGGAGTTGATGTTAAATCTATCTCTGTTGGCCCGCGCCAATAACCTATATCTAATCTATTAAAAATATGGGGTAAGGTAATAAAAGGAACCGCCCCAAAGGAATTCGAAAATGTATGATCCTCGAACAAAAGCTGATAGGTAAATTGCCAATCTGCTTCTGCAGGAACATCATTATCGGAAAGAACTAAAAAATAAATTTTGGGCCTCGCATAAGCGCCCTCGGAATAATAGAGACCATGACCACACAGACGCCCAATATCAAACGTCCACGTGACCACGGGCCCATCAGCCAGACTAATCACCTCCGTTGGCAATAAACTTGCCAACTTCACTGGAAAACTAGCACCTAGCACGTTCGAATCATAACGACCAAACGCGTCCAAGGAACACATCATGGAATGCCCACAAAAAATGTTAGTGGGTATAAAGCAGCGCAATCTAAGCTTTCCATGAAGAAAGCCTTGACGTTGCCATTCTTTATACCTTAATAAATTTTGGGATTTGCACTCTTTTATAATATCCAAAGTGTGCAATAAAGTTCCACCCTTGGCGTCCTTCGCACAGGTAACTTTGCCTAAATAAGCGGCTTCAGTACCTTCTTGCCAGGACCCGCCCTGAACAGAAGAATTCCTGGGTGGTAAAAAACCCGGGTCTTCAAAAGCCCCCGTTCCCTGCTGCGTCCTATCGACACTTCCAGTAAACAAAGAGCTTCCACGCGTTCGCGAATGACCAGAGACCACAAATCGAGAAGATTGCGACCTCTGCAAGCGCCACTGCATGGGACCCGCTTGAATTAAATGCTCCCCAGCGCCCATCTGTACATTGGCGCTGGGGATACCCTCAACATGGCCCCCTTGGGGGGCAAATGTTACAGCACCACCTTGTTCCGTGGCGCGTATATTGAAACCCTGTTGTTGGGAAGCATACAGGGCACCAGAGATAGTGCGATCATGACCTGGCCCCAAATGCTGGCGCAAAGTCCCAATGGAGACTTGAGCCTGGGGCAAACCATGCGTGAGCGTTGAATTTGTGCTGCTCACAATGACCTTTAAAACTCGGCCATCTCGCACTCTACAATTGGCATATAATAATTTAAGCCCGGGATAGAAAACGGCTCTGGCCAGGCCATTGCCCACAAAAGTAGACATGGCCCCGATCAGAGCGCGCTGATCATCTGAATTTTGACACCACAAGACCATAACAGTCAAATCAGTGTCATCACCAGGCATGCCAACTGGGTCGATAACGACCTCAACCGCATCAAGAGACAGCATAGTATTACCACCACGCTCTTGCTCAGCCATCTCTTGCTCAGAAACGGGATTAAAATAAAAACTAAACGAGCTTGCATCCCCCGCAGACGGGCTCGTTAACACAAAATCTTCCGTCCTCTGTGCGCGCGTGGTAGGGGATCCTCCGAAGAGGGACCGAACCCGAGCGCCAGCAGAACGGGCAGAATAAGCATCTCTAACATCAGGCAGAATGGAGCGCTGGGTAGGCACTCCTTCCTTTGGGGCCTTGTAGACAGCTCTAGCCTCTTCAAAGGAAATGCCGTGCTTATCGGCATACCTCTTAATGTTATCTTCTTGGGAATCCTCTTGTTTACGACTCAGCCAGCGCTTGCGCGCTTCTGAGCGGTACGGAGCAGCATTTGCACCCGCATCAGAGGATCCCATTACATTGCGCGCTCCTGTAAAAGGTGGAGCTCGCAATGTAGTAGGGGCTTCCTGGTGTATAGTATGTACATTTAAACCAGGAGTTCCTAGAGAAGACTGGCAGTTAGAGCGAGTAACAAAGGGGATACTACTTGCCAAGGTGGCTCCCCTATCGACAACCCTCGAAAAAAGAGAGGACTGTACTGGGGCAGACGAAATCTCTGGATATTCATGCAAAGAGAGATCCATCTCCTCAAGGTTTAAAACGCGCCAATTTCGGCGGTATCTACCCTCATTGAAGCCTATGCGTAAATATTGCACACGCTCCCAATCATCGCGAGTGAATGTGCGCTTTGTATTGAGCAAGCGCCCTGGGCAACGCCACATAGCGTCGACGCTTTCGCGCCATTCCCACTCGCCCATATTGCCATCGAGGCAGGTACAATCGATATGTCCCTCAAATTTTTTGGGACGATAAACTGGCTTCACCTTCACGCTATAAAAGGCGCGTGAAGAGTAAAGTGGCTCTTCGAAGGACTGAAGGTAAGTCACAAGGCGTTTTAAAAAAACCCCGTGAGACTTACGTAGCCCCTCGGCGTCACCGGCAAGAGTAAGAGAAGCGCAAAGTTCAGACATAGTCTTACACCTTGGCACTTCAGCCCACTCAGCTTCTTCTTCATCAGAATATGAGTCATAGAAAGACTCACATTCCAAGTCATCAAAGAAGGCTTCGGTGATATCACCAACTGAATCTGCTGCTTCCAACACAGCAGGAACCATTTCTGGTTCCTCTTCCTGGTGCGATACCAGTGGAGAGAACAAAAAGGGCAAGACGTCCATGAACTCATCAGAGACGACCTTGCGCGCAGGCAAAACCTGCAAAAAGCATGCACCCCTATTCACTTTAAAACTCGCGAATAGAGGTAAAGGTGAAGACCAACTAAAGGAAGGTAAAGGCCCTTCCGGCAATTGATCCTCAAAAAGAGAAAGCAAATCCATGCATTCATCAGGTAAAACAACCCTTTGAGGCAGGACTTGCAAAAAACATGCACCCCTATTCACTTTAAAATTCGCGAATAGAGGTAAAGGTGAAGACCAACTAAAGGAAGGCAAAGGCCCTTCCGGCAATTGATCCTCAAAAAGAGAAAGCAAATCCATGCATTCATCGGGTAAAACAACCCTTTGAGGCAGGACTTGCAAAAAACATGCGCCCCTATTCACTTTAAAATTCGCGAACAGAGGCAAAGGAGAAGACCATGAGGAAGGAACTTCAAATTCGAGTTCCTCCGTCATGGTAGGCTGTTGTACAATTTGTGGTACAGCCCTAACCATAGAAGGCATAGGCCCAATAAAACGGGGCCTAGCTTGAAAATAGAAACTTTCCCTACCAAAAGGATAGGGAGGTGGTGATAAATATTTACGGAGATAAAAATTCCCTTCATCCAATGAGACTAAGGATTTCTCCGAAACAGAGGTTGCGCAAGACGGCATTTCCACTGGGCAAACCGCCTGTCGCACGGCAAAATTTTCCGCAATCTCAAATAGGAGGACGCTCGCAATCAAGCTAACGCCACTCACAAGCAAAGCACGATCAATGAGCTTGCGGAAAAGGTTAGAAATGGCAATAGATTGCTTGCGCGGTCTTTGCCATTCAGTAAAAGTAGAGCAAGTAAGCTTAGGAAAATCGTTAGCGTACTCGCTCAATGGGGGAACCCACAAAACGGGCTCCACTATAGGAGGTGCAGCAACAACGCTGCAAGCTTCCTGTCGTTGCACAACAGGCCCAGCACAACCTAAAACAGTGCTGGCCATGCATCCTTCAACATAATCATGGGCAATGCCCATGCTCCTCCTAAACCAATTTTGGCTTTTGCTCTTTAAAATGCGAGCTCCAGCCACAATGCCGGTGGAGACGGCATTCAAAAAGCCCTTCTGGGCACGAAGCCCAGCGCGCACCACACCCTGAACGGTGGGAGCGACATAAACACCCTTGCGGGTAGGGAGGGAGAAGCCCCCTTGAACAGGCTGAGACCTGTTCATGGCAGCCTCAAAAGCTGCCAAAAGCTCGGAAGACCGAGCCGGAGGGGGTGGGGGAGGGGGAGGAAAAGAAGTGTTTAAAGCAGGGCGTACCCTGCTAAAAGTTTTAAAGGCTTTGAGCCTCCGGAGAGACTCGGCCTTTGAGGCCAATTCGGCCTCGGCTGCCAATCTGGCAGCAGAAGGAGGGGGGGGAGGGGGGAGAGCAGCAACATCTCGATCCCGAAGGATCTTGCTGATGGCGGCCTTTTGGGCCGCGAGGCGAGGAGCCTCCTGCGCTGCCTTAACGGCAGCAAGAGCCGCAGCCTTTTTGGCTTTGGCGATGGCGGCATATTTGGCCGCCTTGCGAGCACGAATGTGCTCGCGAATGATTTGCTGGCCCTTGACGGCCAGCCTCTTCTTTAGGGCAGCAAATTGCTGCCTCTGTGTAAGGGGGGGGGGGGGGGGGGCTTCGCCCTTGCAGGGGCGAAGAAGCCAGGGGGCGGTGATAGCCGCCTCCTCAGCAGAAAGAACAACCTCCATTGCAGTGGAGGTTTGCTTGGCAGAGGGGACTGCCAAGGGACCTTTTGAAGGTTGGTCCAACCTATGTTGCCCTACCCGGGCAGGGTAGACCAACTCCAAAGGAGGAGGTCCAGAGACTGCGACCACAACATCGCAGCGTTGCTTCTTAAGGGGAGCAACATTACCCTTTTGGAGGTCAGCGGACCTGCCTACGGCTTTCTCCTGTGTCTTGGCAGGAGGGGGGGCTTGCACAGTATACTGTGCTAGACACCCGCAAGGGAAGCGACCCTCGCGGTCCAGCTCCCTATCGGAAATAGCCCGATAGTAAGCAGCCTTCGATGGCAACCTGGCGTGGTTGCCACCGGCGAAACAAATGGAGGACATCAAAAGAAAAGAAAACAAAACGACACAATGGAAGTGTGAATTGAGAGAAGTTGGAATATCACCAGATTTTTCGCT